CTCTAAAGATAAACCTTCTGTATTTATTTTATTAACTCTTGACCAGTCACCAACGAAATATTTGTTAGCAGTTACCCAAGTAGCTTTAAGGATTTGAACCCCTGCAACTCTTAATACTCCACCTTCATAAGTAACCGCACTTTGCAAGTCATCTTTAGCAGCTTTAAGCATATCCATATAGTCAGATGGTCTTATAACAATACCGTTAGTATCATAATCTAAATCCTCTAATTTAGCGATTTCATCCATTAACATTTGAACTTTTGAGCTTCCAGAACCTGCGAAAGTTAAAGTTGATGCAGTCGCTTGTGCTACTAATACCGTGTTAAATGCAGCATTTTCAGCTTTAAAGTAATCACGTCTCAATAATTGTGGAATTGCAGAAGTAATATAAGAAAGGTTGTTCACCATCTTTCTACTATATCTTGCGAAACCAGCGATAAAGTCAGTTGTTACATCTACGTTCGTGAAATCATAATCTCTTTGATTCTTGGTAGCGTTTTCTGTTTGCTCTCCAATAGAACCTTCACCAGCACCCTCTACGGTATACGTATAAGTACCACCGTCAATATTAACAGAACCAACAATGTCAGAAACGTTAACTTTTTGTGATGGGAACTTAACAATATCAAAGTTTTGAGTTCTTGGCTCATCTCCTGTTAAGTTAGCTGTAGACATATCTCCAACCGCTTTAACCTCAACAACATTACCTTTTTTAACTTTTATAATGTTTTCCCCATTTTCTACGATAGCAGATTTAATATTATCTACACTTCTTTTAGATTCGATAGACTTTTCTTTCATCTTAACATCTAATTTGTTTGCGTGTGCTTGTACAGCATCTAATTTTACTTGCAATTCATCTTGTACAGATTTAACTGCTAAATCAATTGCTTCTTTGTTAGATTTAGTGAAAGCGTCAATAGCTCCTTTAATCTCGATTGAAGTTTTACCTTCTAATCCTTTAGTCATTACCTCTAAGGCACTTTTTAATTCTTCTGGTGTCATAATTCTACTTTATTATTAATTTATTATTAAATGATTTGAATACATCTAACAACGGCTCAACATTAGAAGTGTCATCTAATGACGGCTCTTTATCTGTAAGTGTTTTTAATAGTGTTTCAATTTGTCTTAATCTTGTGTCTGAATAATCTAAATCATACCCTTTTACAAGTATGTCGATTATTCCGTAATATTTTTGTATTCCTTTAATATCTTGCACAGTGCTTAGCTCGTTAGCTGCCCAACTAGATAAAAAAGAGTATTCCATTAACTTATATTCGTTTATAACGGATTTGTTTTTCTGGTCTCTTCCTACTATTTGATAACCAATACTTAATTCAGCGTTTAAACCGCTTTCGTGCATTAGTTTGATATCACTAAACATATCCCTACTAACTTCTTTGTTTAGGTTAAATTTAGATGTGGTTAGTAAACCGTAACTATCCTTAGTATCTATTTCTAAAGGTACACCTAAAGAAACTGTACTATTATGGTCTTTAAGTACTCTAATACGCTTAAAGTTCTCCTTAACAGTCTTGTCAAAAGAGCCTTTAGCTGATATATCACCGTCTGAGTCTTTAAAGTCATAAGCATTAGCATAAGCAACAATAATTCCCTTAGACTCGTCTAAATCTTTTAAATCGTATGATGTTTGTTTAAAATTCATTTTGTTCATTATTTTACAAATATAAATAAAATTTATTAAATAGATTTTACTATAGGTTTTCTCTATAGTTAGGTAAATACTAATCTACCATTTTCATCTCTTCTAGGTATTAACGCAGAATTACAACGACAGTTTATAACATTACCTGCACTTCCTTTAGGGTCTCCAGGGAAATCTAATAATTGAAACCCACCGTTAAAAGGCACTTTAAATTGTTCATCCTTTCCAACTTTAACGCCATTCATAACTAAATGATTAAATCCACTCTTAGGGGGTCTTCTTGTTCTATTGTCATCCGCACTAATCCATACTTTATCCATTAAAACACCACTAGAATCAGCAGCAACAGTACTAGCATAGTTTGCAGCTGCAGTTGTTTCTGTTCTAACTATTCTTAATGCTTGCCATCTGTAAAAGTTTCTTTTATTAATTGTATTTTGTAAGTTTCTTGATATCTCTCTAGTAGTTAAGTTGTTTGCTACACCATCAGCAACAAACTCTTGTAAATACGCTACTAAACTACTTTGTACACTTGTAATTCTACTTAATGAGTTACTATAAAGCCATGTTAATAATTCACGCTCAAAAACACCTAAAAACGAATTAACAGTAAACTCTTTTATCTGCTTGTTTATTTGCTTCCCTACTCTTTTACCATGAATTATACCTACTTCTTTATAAAAATCATAATACGTAGATATAAACTGCTCCTCTTTAAAGCTCGACCTTATTAATGTATTATAATTTTCTTTAGTTAAGTAATCAAACGGTATTTTATTAGACATCTCTCTTAACGATGTTAACAGTTTTTTATAAGCTATCTTTTCATATTGAGAGTGCCATCTTATCCATTGATTTCTGTATTGCTTTTCTGTCATTTATAAGTTTAAGTCATCTGTTGGTAGTATCGCATCTTCTAAGCTCATAATATCATCTTTAACCGTAAATATATCTAAATTAGAGTCCGTAACCTCTGGCAACCTCATTGCATAACGCGCCTCAGTTCTATTCATAATCCCATTATCTACAACGCTTGTAATCCACTTAGTCATAGTCTCTAAGTCGTCTTGCATCTCTGGCAACTCTTTGTAATCAAAAACTAAACACTTGCCTTTGTAAGCCTTAATTAAAGATAACACTTGATAATTAAAAGCGTTCTCCAATAACTTAGCATCAGGCACAACGGTGTTAATTAACACCCTTTTAAGTTCCGCTACTTGCTTATCATATTTACCACCATCATCATTATTCAATAAAGTATCTGACCATCCTAATACATTACAGATTTGTTTCTGATTATACTTTAAATAATCGAAAGGTTTTAATTCGTCTGCAGTTAATGACAACTTAGTAAATCCAATCTCAGAAGATATACCAGCAATCCTACTTAAATCCTCTGGCGATTTATTCATCTCTTTTAATCGTTCTTTTAACTCCTTACCTTGTTCAGAAGTTAACGCTGTTCCTTTAGAGTGTATAAAACCAAAAACCCCACCATTTTTAAGTGTGTTAATGTTTAAATCTAAACCTTTGTTACTCGCTTCGATGTTTTTCCACGCTGCTCTTAATGGTGATTGACCATACAAATGCTCTCCACTCATCCCGAAATTAGGATTATCAACGGAAATATGTACTACTTCACTCTCTTTAAACTTAGTAAATGTTTTATAATCTGTTAAAATATAGTGACTTATAGGAGTGTCTACGCTTAACATATTAGCGTTATCTTTTAATACTATCTCCATTAAATGAGAAGGTAAACAATATAACTGTATTGGCTCTCCTGCGTTCATTCCTTCGTCTGGCATTAACTTGTACCAATATACATTCCCTGTAGTTTTTAAGAACGTTTCAGATAGTTTAAAGAACTCTAACCAGTCTTGGCTAGGATTAGGTTTATCAAATGGCATAGAATATTCATCCTCGCTAAGCGCTTTCATTTCTAACTTATTAGCCTTTATCCTTTGTGTAAAACTAGGGTCGTAGTTAGTAGACTTCATAAAACTTTTTAACTTAACGTTAGAAGCCGTGTCTTTTACTTCTTTAATGTAGTAAGGAATAGAAACTAGCTTATTAGCTATCTGATTAATTACACTAAATACATCGGGATTTATATTATAAGCTAAATCTATGTATCTTTTTAGGTCGTTGTCGTCATTTTCTGTATACCCATTAGAACCCCAAAAAAAAGATTCATTAAATTTATTCTCAACTTGCTTCGCCTTACCACCTCTCAAGAAGTTTTTTGCAGTTTCCCATTTACTCATAAGTAATATCTATTTTAACATCAAAAATAATAAAAAAAATTGATATAGCAATTTAGAAGAAAAACACATTTTGTTTTAACTCAAAATAGTACACCATCATTATACTATCCCATTCATCGGGAGAGCGACCTATATTCATTTTAACAACATCCTTACCAACTAATGTAATCTTTCCATCTTTATCTATATCCTTTTGCTTAACCTGTTCCATTTCCTCCGATACAATGTCTGCTATATCTTGATTACTACATATCTCTCCCATTTCCCTTTTAACTATTTTCTTTGCTATATGATAACTACATTGCGTCTTTAAGTTATTAAAGTTCTCTTTTACACCGTTAACCTCTATAGGTGATGAATTATTAACAAACCCTTTACATCCCAAGAAATCGACAACACCACCACCTACACCATCCTCATCAGCTACGGTGTTACTGTTTGAAACACCGTACTTTAACTGAAACTCTTTTGCTTT